AAGAGGGAGAACTTAGGCATGGTTTCAAAGAAACCTTGGATCATTTGAAACTGCTTGCTATTCAATTGATCAAAAAAGTCACTCAGTTCTTCCTTAGGAACATCTGCACAATCATAAATCTGATTAGGATCTGCAATTGTTTGGATACAACTAGTTGCCATCTCAAAGATTTGATCTACCTGATTAACATTTTCCTCAGCAAAATTCATTTTGACAAACATATCCAGACTCGGATATCCCATCGTGATCATAATCTCTTCAGAAAGTTTCAGTTCCTTCTTATGTTCCTTATTCTTGATTACTTTAATTTCGTCAAGAGGAATAGCAACAGGAACCTCAGTTTCATTATCATCATTACAAGTCACTACCACTTCAACATTCTCACCTACAGACTTTGTGCGAATCTGCAAAAACAAAAATTCAATATCAAATGTTGCTAATTTATCAACATCTTTCAAATCGGTACAAGCAACAATAATATTTTTGATTGCTTCAATGATATCCGATTGTTCCCCAGTTTCAGTAGCAATTAGTAGAAGTTTTTCTTCTTTAACGAGAAATGGTCTGAAATTGACTGTTCTGCCATCAGAAGGCAATTTCAATTTATATTTGGGGGCGTTTAATTTAGGTAATGCCATAAAATATTCAATTCAGTAATTTTATTTAGGTCAGTATTAGACAGTTATATTTCTATCCGTTGATGGATCAGTATTATTATCGAGACCAGCAGAGGATACTGTGATGTCTTGATTGACACCAGGATCATCATAAGCATCTTCGGTAAAGAATCTATATCTCTCGTAATAGAATCCAACAGTTAACTCCATCACTCTTGCTTCATCACTGCTGAGTTGAATTGATCCGATATTATATGGGAATACATTTCTAATCTCCCATGCTGCGGTCAATTTATTTTTTCTGGCAAATATAGAATTCTTTCCATCTCGTCGTGCTCTTGCGGTGTCTGGATCTAATGCTGCTCGTTCTCCACCACCACGTTCCCATTTATAAATCATCAACTTGGGACAGCAGTAGTCATTATAATAGTCAGTATATTGATTAGCATCGTTTGACATCTTTGACATCCAGCGTTCAAAGAAATTCCTAGTATATTGAGATCTAGGAACTTGGAAAGTCATATTGATTTGACTAAAAGCAGCATTTGTTGCATACTTCATAGGAGAACCAACATCTGTCACTTGTCCCGTTGTTATCTGTTTACTGGGAAGATTGACACTCTTTGCATAATAATCTAAAAGGTCTCTAAGTTCCCCTGAGTTTGGGTTGAACGTATTACCTTGTGTACCACCACCAAACTGAGTAGATGGCAATAGAATTCTTGGGGGAGAAAAGTGGATCGAATATAAGTTGGTAGTCGCAACAAATGTATTATCATTCTTGAAAACAGAAATGAATCTTTGAAGTGAATTATAAGCGGCTGCCTGTGGATGTGGAATACCCATTAGATCTTAAGTTCCTTTTCTGTGATTAGCATAAACTCCCAACCTTGATCCATACAAAATTCAGTTGCTGCTTTCCACTTTGCTTGGTTCACAGCATATGTCACAACTTCATTAATATATCGTTTTGTATTTCTTTTTTGAGTCTTGGGTTCCTTAGTTTGTTTATATGGTTTTACCTCTACCAAATACTTCTTACTGCCAATTTTGACATAGAAGTCAGGAAAGTAACGATGTCTTCTTCCATCAACTGGAGATGTGTAAGGAACAATAATTTCCTCACTACCCCATTCTTCAACAGAACTAGTAATATCACACCATTTCATGAATTTATATTCCCAAGATGACCTATAAACAACGTTTCTTGGGTCACCTTTGTACTTCCTAGGAAATGATACTCGGTACTTGCCTTGATATCTCATAAATACATAAAGGTCACATAGTATTTAGGTAGTAAATTGTCTGTTTATCGTTACCCACTAAGACCTCCTGTTCCAACTAGTCAGGGGGACTATGACGCCAATGCTCCAACGGAAGCAACGGATTATTTAATGCTACGTAGAAGTAGGATTGTTTATAATGACAATGAATCCAAATATTATGGAGAAAACCTACCAGACAATAATGTTGAACGAAATCTGAATTCAGATGCTGTTTATCTTGCAATGCCAAATCAACTGCAGACTTCATATAGTCCTGCATATAGACAAGTTGATGTTGGTGTAGCGGGCATTTTTGCAGCACAACAAGTAGGTGGTGCTGGAAATGACTTGAATGATATGGCAACGCAACTTCAATCTGCCGCGCAAGCAGCACTACCAGAAGTTGCTGTATCGGCAATTGCATCTGCTGCAAATGCTGCTAATAGTGCTTTAGGTCTTCAAGGTAATCTCGATGCTAATTCACTTCTAGCATTGTCAAAAGGAAAGGTCTTCAATCCATTTAGTGAGCAGATCTTTAGTAACATGGCATTTAGGACCCACCAGTTCTCATTCAAACTAATGTCTCGCAGTATGGAAGAAGCGAGAGAAATTAACAATATTATCAATTACATTAAAATGGGTGCTGTCCCAATCTTGGGCGGAAATGCCAGTGGTGATGCATTAGGTGATGGACTTACTCTTGGTGGCGGTTCTGGTGTAGCATCTAGAAATAGATTTATGGAAGTTCCTGATAAATTTGAACTTAAGTTTGTCAGAATGTCCCCAGAAGGAACTCTTTCTGAGGGTGCTGACGGACTTGGTAGTATGCATTTCAAAATTCACACTTCAGTTTGTACTGGTGTTCAAGTGAACTATACACCAGATGGTCAATATTCATCATTTAAAAATATTGAAGGGAATATGGTTCAAGTTCCTGCTTTACAGATGTCTCTGTCATTTACTGAGACTCGAATGATCACTCAAGGAGATATTAACAGAGGTTTCTGATGGCAGGATATTTTTCTTATTTTCCAAATGTTTACGTTGGTGAAGGTGTATCCACCGATGAACCATTTGAGTATCGTTTGGTAAAAAACATCTTTAGACGTGTCAAGTCTAGAGAAGACTTAGCACAATATAGTACATTATTTGAAGCATACTCGGTCAAAGATGGTGAGTCTCCAGAGTTTATTGCTAGTAAGTTTTTTGGCGATCCATTCTTAGATTGGATTGTTCTGTTAATCAATAATGTTATTGATCCATATGATGATTGGCCCAGAAGAGAAGCAGATCTCTTTGAATTTATACTAGAGAAATATGGTGATACAGACGCCATTCACCATTACGAAACTCAAGAAGTTTTTTATAATGGACTTGTCTATGTACCAGAAGGCATTGAAGTTAATATAGACTATAGAACAACAATGCCTGATGATAGTGTTCTTAGTCCTGAGGACTCAAGAGTTCCTATTACAAATTATGAGCATGAGCAATTTGAAAATGAAAAGAAACGTCAAATTTTGATCCCAACTTCTACAATGTTGGACAAGATTATTGAAGAGTTTGAGACTTTGGTTCGATACTTGCCTCATGTAGAAATTGATAGAAGAGGTAATAAAAAGACTCCTCTTAATATTGCTGCTAAGTTCTTGGATAATATTGCAAGTGCTCAGGGTAGTGTTTCAGTAACAGCAATTACTGCTAATGGAGTATCGTCAGAATCGTTTGATTATGGTCCTACCAGTTCTGGCACTTCAAGCAGTGCAGGGGTGTCAGGAAGCGGCGGTAGTGCCGTTAGTTCTACTACAAGCACAACTGCTGCAACTAGCGCCTCTTCTCCGAGTCCTAGTCCCTCTCCGAGTCCTTCTCCAAGTCCCAGTCCTTCTCCAAGTCCATCACCCTCACCATCACCTTCGCCAAGTCCATCTCCAAGTCCATCTCCATCTCCTAGTCCTTCACCTTCTCCTTACGGTGGATACTAATTCTGAGGATTATATAAACATAGACATATCAAAAGACGGACTCGTACTAATGTACAAATCCGTCTGTGTTCATTTAGATAAATGGCCTGGTGGTGATTCCTTCGAGCAACAAGCATTAATATCACTAAAAGAGAATCTACTTAGGATTCTCTTAGAGCAACAATTCAGAAAACCCTAGAGACTTAAAAATTGGCGGAGATTTTTTCCGCCGTTTCAGGGAATTAAAAGATGGATTTCGTTTTAACCTCCATCAATTTGGCATCCTGCCATCGCACCACCGACAATGCCGAGAGGGATTGCCCAGAAACGACCATCACCTCGTGATAATGCAGCACCTGCACCACCTCCAGCAATGCCACCTAAGATCGAACCTTCGATGCAAGAGTTGTCATCAACATTAGGTTTGTGATAGGTTCGTCGTCGCGAATGAGTATAGTTACAAGGAACTTCTACTCGCTCTCTATATGATGAAACATATCCAGGGGAGTTAGATGTGCCAGGGATATACTCTTCGCGATATTCTTTACGATAGCATTTGTTTTCCGAAGCATATCCTCTTTGAGATTGATATGCTCTACGATTACTATGTTCCCCAATGTTACCTGCATTAGCAGGCAGAGCAGAGAGTAACATCAGAGTGGCAAGTGCGATTTTCATCAGTCTTATTCAGCGAGTTTTGCAAAGTAGGACAGAGTGTCTTCATCATCTTCTACAGGAGAAGCAGCGACTGCACTCTCACGAAAACCTGTGATATCAGCATCATTGAAACCACCAACGGGAGCAGCAAAGACTTCCTCTTCATCCTCACGGATAGCAGGAGCAGATGCAGTCGATGACTTACCAAGGACCAGATTCATACGTGCTGAAAGTTGCTCGTATGACTTGAAGTTCTTAGCATCTTCAAACTCTGCAAGAGAGTATCCTTTATTCCAGATGCTTTCCAGTTTATCATCCTCAAAGTTACCAAGAGTGCCAGGTGCAGCAAACTCGGACTTGTCGTAGTTCCAGTAACCTTCAACCTTACGAATCTTCAGTTTGAAGTCAGCACCTTTCCAGAAGTTGAAAGGATCGATAGGTGATTCGTCAGCAAATGCAGGTTGCATTGCTTCAGTCAGTTTGTCAAAGATCTTCTTACCAAACTTGTAAAGGAAGACACGACCTTCATTCTCGGGGTGAGCAGGATCGCTGACCACGTAGATGTTGCTATAGTAGGAGAGTTTACGCTTCTGAGCACGAGCGATCTCCTTATCGCTATCGTTACCGCTGTTCCATAGAGAGCGATTGAGTTCACCCACGGGATCATCTTTGCCCAATGTGGTGAGAGAGTTCTCGATGTACCACTGCCCTGCTGGACCCTTGAATGCGTGGGACCAGATCTTTGCCCATGGCATCTCTTCGCCATCAGGAGCAGGTAGGAATCGAATGACGGCATATCCGTTACCAGACTTATCAAGTTCAGGTTTCCAGAAACGTTCGTCGGCAGAAGAACCAGCAGCAGGCTGATTCAGTTTGTCAATCTCTCGGGTGAGTTTTGCGAATGTGTCGCCACCAGAGGACGCCTTCTTAAGAGAGGCAAAAGACATGTTTGTATTCTCCGTATTGAGTGTGTGTTTGCTACTAGGTTATCGTAGCATACTATTTAGTCGCCGTCAACCTCGCGTTGTGCCGCTTCTTCAAGTGTATCCACCATGGCATCCATGCACTCAGCAAGGTCGCGATACCCAAAGGCATTTGACAAGGCATTGATCCTCGTCTTCATATCTGCTGCTTCAGCGTCTTGTGATGCAGCAAGGCATAGTCTACCATAAAAAGTCTTCTGTTTGTCGATAAGAACCTTACAATCCTCAATATGATCCAACTTTTCATCCATATTCATTCTACCTAGTTGAGAGGTCATCGATGCAAGTTCTTGATAAGTCTCAAAAATGTCCTGTAGGTTTGCCTGTACTTGTTCTGACTTAAAAAAGTTACTCATAGTTTCGTCCGTATTACTGTTAATATTTCTGCCCTGTATCTTGTGCAATCAGCTTTCACAAAAGGTTTGTACTTTATAACTTGTCGTTTAGTATCTTTCCAAATGGGATCTGTCAATACTTTATCAAATCGATCAATAAATCCTAAACAAATTTCAAATACAACAAGGGTTTCTAGGTGAATCTCTCCTGAAAAATAATGTTTTAAGAGTATGGGATGCTCTCCAGATCTTACTTCAAATAGTTTGTCAAATTTATCTTGGTAGGGAGATTCGTAATTATTAAGGAGTAAATTAACATCCTCTCTAAATTTATAAGAGAACGACTCTCGTTTTGCTTTCCAAGATTCGTAAATTTTATCGGAAAAGGATTTGATATATCCTTTAGGATTGGAAATAAAATTAGCGACAAAGTAATCTAGGATTTTAGTCCTGTCATACTTTGTCGCTAATTTCTTGAAGAAATAACGATCTAGTCTCTCCTCAAATGATTTTTCAGAGGCAGATACTTTGCCTCTGTATTTTACGTAATCGTAGGAATCTCTAGTGAAGTGTTGTTTTAGTGCAAGATACATCTGGTACACTTCAAATCCTGTCACAGCGGTAGAACTCCTTTAGATCTTTTCTTCATGTAATTTAGACGCTCTGCCTCATGACGCAAGCGTTCTTTGAGTGGTTTGGAAATTAGTTTAGGAACAGTTTCTAATTCAACCTCATTCTCTTGGCAATAAGTTACTACTGCTTCGATGTATGTGATCAAACCATTGCTCCTCTTTACCAATCGTTCAATCTCCTGAGAGAATTTTATTGGTGTGAGAAAATTTTCCCCTGCCTTATCATCGCTTTTGTTGGTCATGATAGGAGACGAATTCCTCAATATAGGACTTAAGTAGTTGTAGATAGTCATCAAGATTGTACTTCTGAAATATTTGAACAGATCCCTCTTCAGTGGCGATAAGTGTGACAATTTTCTTTACCTCTAAACCTGAGCGTTCGAGGAACATTGCTGCGTATGCAGTCTCTTGAACAAAATAGTTCTCGATGTAGGATTCCTTTTTTTCTTTAGTTGAAGTTTTAAAATCGATTACTGCCAACTCGCCATCAAACTCAGCAATGCAATCAACACGACCAGCAAGACCAAGATAGTGAGAGTATAAGAAAGTCTCTAAACAATGAATGTTATTGATTCTGTTTAGGGTAGACTTTGCCGACTGAAACATTCTAACAGATAATGGGTTATTTTCCAAGTACCTATCGATATCTAGTTGACCTTTGAAATAATCTTCAGATAATGCATGGAATGCAGTACCTCTTTGTGTTGCTCTAGCAGTAATTCGATTCGCCTCATTTTCACCAATTCTCTTACGCCATTTTGTAAAGACGTGAGCGTTCTTAAACGATGTGACAGAGGTTACACTCGGATAGTATTTATCCGCACCAGGAATGGGGTAAAACCTGGTTCCATTATGATTCACAGGTTCAACCTCAACATGATTGCTAAGGTTGACATCAATAAAATTAAACATTAAAAACCCAGATTGTACTTAGTAAGAAGGTATGATTTAACTAAACCAGAACGAACGATATCATCGATACCAAACTCAACGCAAGTAAACTCACGCATCGCTTGAAGAATACGAATGAAATCAGACACTCCGTTCTTTTCATTACTCTTAACTAAATCAGATTGAGTAATGTCACCACAGAACATAATCTTAGAGTCCTCACCGATGCGAGTGACCATAGAATCTAGTTCATGGAAGTTCAAGTTTGAGAATTCATCGACAATAACAATAGCATTGTCAAGAGTAACTCCACGGATAAAAGAAGTAGACCAGAAAGAAATAGTTTCTTGGGCTCTTAGATTATCATAGAGCATCTCAAACGAATTGTCGTCAGGCATACTGAACATGTACCTTACCATGTTCTTGTATGGAATTTGATAAAGTGCCGACTTATCTTCATGATCTCCAGGAAGGAAACCAATCTCACGAGTAGGCACAAGAGACCTTACAATGTATATCTTATCATAAGGTGTGTATTCG